GCCGTAGCTTGGGCTGCCGGCGCTCGTATACGCGTTGACGCCCTGCGTGATCGCGCCGAGTCCGGAATTGACAGAGTTCGACAGCGAGCCAGCGTAAGACGTGGCCGCGTTCGCCTGCTGGTTGTTCGCGTTCGTGGCTGCGTTCTGGTAGTTGCTGCTGACACCGTTCGACGTCGCAAGCGCGTTCTGGCCAGCGCCAATAAGGCCTTGATAGCCAGCGAGCTTCTGCGTGATGAGATTGTTCAGCGTCGAGATGCCAGTATTGGCGAGCGTGTTGCTCGTATTCGATCCGCGCAGGCCGCCTGTCGCCGATGCATTGGCGAGCACGTTCTCATTGCCCGTCTGCATCAGCCCTTGATACTGCGCGCCGTTCTTGATGTCGCCGATGGCTGTGTTCTGCGCTCCGTTGCCGTTAGCGCCGAGCAGATCCTGATAGCCAGTAAGGCCCGTCTGCCCTGCCGATAGGTACGGCGAGATCTGCCCTTGCAGCGTGTTGTATTGCTGCTGCGCGAGCGCCAGATTGTTTGCTGCCGACTGCGACTGAGCGTCAGCCGCATCGCCTGCCGCGCTTGCCGACATGGCGGAGCCTGCCAGCCCCGCGACGGCCGTAGCTCCTACCGCTGCTGCTACCATGATTCACCCCACCGAAGATTGATAAGTTCCAGCCAAAAAGTACGTTCCTGCGCCCAGCGCTGCGCCGTCGTAACGACGCAATGTAAGAATCGCGGAGTCCGGATCGACTACACCCGTAATCGCGACACCTGCGGCTGATACGCCAGGAATAACGCCCCTCTGGCTGCTCAATCCTTGGTGAGTAAAAGGCAATGTCACAGTCGGCGTCGCGCTTGATGCGAGCACGACCGTGATTTCAACGTACATCAGTGTCCCAATCGACGACCACACGCCGGTCGACGTACCGCTTGATACGATCGGGTCGTATCCATTCATTGCGCTGCCGTTGACCACGTTGCCGATCGCATCAGCTACAGCCGTGTCGCCATTGAGCGCCGCGGCTAGGTACATCTGCGGGATTCTGGTTAGATTCGCCATCAGGTATTAAGCGCCTCTAGTTCCAGATCCAGCCCGAACCATGTGCAATGCTGCGTCGTCACATGATCGACCCGCACTTGCAGCTTATTGCGCGTCAGACCGCCCGGAAGCCACCGTATGCGCTTGCTGTAGCCTCCGCGCGACACTGCCTGTGTATAGCGCGTCTGCGACCAGCGAATCCCGTCTGACGAGTACGTCATCGCGATACGCGACGTGTCGCCCGCCTGCCCTGTGATGCACTTCAGTTCGACCGATCGAAGCCCCGCAGAAGCCAGCGGCAGCATGACCATAGGAGACGAGGAACGATGCAATACAGGGGCGCCATAGTGGCCACCAGTAGCGCTATCCAGAAAGCCAACCCGATTATCAGCCAGATCCCCGCAAGCCCACATTCCATTAAATCGAACAAAGTTTCGAGCGCGGTAGAAGTCATCGGCTGATGCTCCGCTGTTTAGTTGCGTCCAGAACTTCACGCCGAGTCCCGCGGTAGCCGTGGCGTCAAACACCAGCGTCTTGTGCGGGAGATGCACGTAGAGCAGTTCTGAGTCCTCGAATGAGATCGCTTCCAACGTCACCACTGCGACCTGATCCGCCGTCAGCTTCGCCAGCTCGTAATCCACCGCAGCCGACGAGATCTTGGCCGGCGCGTTGCCGTTGAGCATCCACACGCCGTTAGGCATGTTCCGACCGCCGCCGATCCACGCCAGCGTTCGGTTGAAATAGCACATCGTCTGACGCGAGACACAGCCAATGTCGAAAGTATAGGACTGCTGAACGGTAAAAGGGAAATTATTACCGCCAGTATTCGCCATCGTCTGCGTCGTATTCTTGCCGCCGATGTAGAGCTGGTTGTTCAGTTTGTAAATGTAGGTGATGCCATCCGGATCGTATTCCGCGCTGCCGAAGTAGCCAGGGAAGAACGTCAGGTTCGTGAGCGAGCTATTCCAGACGTCGACGCCATCCGTAACCATCACATAGCCCGCCATGAAACATGCGTCTACAATCGGCGTAATGCCCGCGGAGAGCGTCGTGTCGACCTCGATGAAGTTACCGCGTGCCGCCCATGTAAGATTGAACGATGCGCCCGTTCCGCCGCCGCTCGACAGGCTTTGCGCGACCGGATTGGGCGGAATGAACGCAGTGAGCATGTTGACGCTCGTCGTGATGTTCACCGACGTAACAGCGCTGCCCGAGACTGCGTTGACGGTCAGCTTCTCATACGTGTTCGACAGCGTAATCGTGTCGCCGACGGCATAGCCTGTGCCGCCCGACGCAACCGATGCAACCGCGCTGATGAAGCTAAAGCCGCCTGGCGCGTAGTAATACATGCGGCCGGCTGACACCACAATCAGGAAGTCGAAGCCGTAATCGAGCCGCACGCGCTGACCGTCATTGACCACTGAGCCGATCAGCGTGCGCGTTCCGCTCGTATCGTAGGAATAGACACTGCCGCCCTGCACGCGGTACATGATCCCGTTCCACAGGATGCCGCCGCGGTCAGAATCGCCGGCAGCGGACGACGCCACCCATTGCGTCAGCCCGCCATGAGACGTACACGTTCCCGGCTTATCCTTCGTCGGGATCTGGCGCAGCTTCAGATTGACCGCGAATTCGCCTTGGACATTGCCGTCGTCAGTCGTGCTCGTTCCGCCCGTCATGAGCGGAATCGAGAGCGGCTGAGTCTGTGCTAGTTGGACCTGTGCCATTAGCTTACCGATATCCTGTGCCAGTACGCGCCGGTCGCGTCATATTGCAAGATGCCGCAGACATCCTGCCCGAGCACTAGCGTTGATGCGCCCGCGCGGCCGGTGTAGTTGACTGTGAAATTGACGGCAGCCGATGCAGCGTTGCAGAAAACGCGGATTTGCCCGTCTTCCGGCGCCGCTTCGACCGTGATTGATCCTGCGCCTGCGCCAGTCCATACCGTCGTGCCTGGCGCGGAAGGATTGGCGATCGTCGTGCCGCTCGTCGACGTGCGCGCAATCTTCATGTTCAGACCGTAGAAGTAGCCTCGCAGATAGCGCGTGGTCGTGTTCCCAAGGCTATAGTTCTGGTCCGTGACAGGCGAGAGACTGCCTGCACCAAACGACAGCAGGTCAATCCCGTTCACCGTGTAGCGCGTGCCAGGAGGCGAGCCAGTGCCGATCTTGTCGGTGCCGAAGTGGAACTGGCCGCCCGCGTACCACATGCCGCCAAACGAGCCATTGGCAAGCGTGCCGTCGATCGTCTGCCACACACGCAACGTCTGGTTATTCGTGCCGTTGCGAATGTCCGTGATGTTCGCGGCCGTGCTGTAAATATTGCAGGCAGACGGAACATCACCCTGTTTCGGCAACTGGAACGGCGTACCGGGCCATGCAGTCGTGCCGGGCGTCGTGTTCGCCACGTGGTAATTCTTCAGCGTCGTATAGGCCGACTTCAGCGTCGTTCCGTCGAGCTGGATAATGCCGTAGTTAGGCGAGCCAGCCGCGCCATCACCCGGATTCGGGTAGAGCGCATACATCATCACGGCTTGAATGCCATACGTCGCGCGATTCGTGAACCAGAAATTAGACTGACTCGTCATGTACGATGCTTGGTTCGCGTCCGTGCCGAGCATGCCCCATTCAGTTACGTGAATCGGCAGATTGCTCGAGACTGAGCGCATTTGCGCCGGGACATTCTGAAGCGTGCCGAGGTACGTGGACGGGCCGGCATTAACCCAATTCCCCATCGACGAGTACCAATGCGACGTGGTGAAATCCAATACGATCGCAGGGTTTGCCGAAGCAACCGTGACAGTCGGAGTCTGCGAAGCCGGAGGAGCCGGTTCGCGGCCATTCACCATCATGTCCAGCACGACATATGCGAACGGAACGCCTGACGCGTAGCTGCACTTTGCCGCGGGGTCCGCTGCCCGAATACCAATCAAGCCACCCGCGATCCAGCCACGCAGCGCATTGATCGACGTGATCGAGTAGTCGCCAGGGATCGAACCGTCAATACCCGTTCCGATCTTGGCGCCAGTTACGCCATTGGTTGCAGTCGTGCGCGCGCTGCCACCACCGCCATCAGTCCGGCACGCAAAGTCGATCTCATTCGACATCTCGTAATAGTCGACATAGCCGGCCAAGATCGTGGCGATGCCTGACGCGTATGTCTGACCGTTCGTCTTGTTCGTCGCGTAGCTGCTGCCAAGCGGGACACCTTGGTCCAAGACAGCCATCGTCTTGATGCCGGCAGCCTTGAACGCCTGAAAGTACGGAAGCGTGGTCGTTGCGGCCGTCGTGTTGCTCACGTTAGTGCGGACGATCTGACAACCGAGATCCTGCATCTTGGCAACATACTGAGCTGGCGTGGGAACACCGCTCGTCGGCGCATACGTGCTGGCAATATGCGTGTTGATACCGAAGAATCCGTCCGGCGTCGGCGTGCTTGATGCCTGTTTCGGTATCCACGCCAGCCCAGTAGTCGGGTCGACCGCAGCCTCGCCGACGTTACCGAGTGCCGTCGACGGCGTTCCGGTTGTGATGTTCCATCCTTTGAAACTGACAGCCGAACCATCCGCGCCATCAGTGCCTTTGATCGACACGCCATCGGGCCATACGCCACCAGCCTTGGGCCCGAACATCAATTGTGCGGCCGGGTCGTAGGCATAGTCGCCATTGTTACCCGTTCCCGCGCTTGGGATGCCTGCTGTCGTCAGAACGGTTCTGCCATCTGCACCCGGCGCCCCTGATCCACCGCCACCACTGATAGCGCGCAGCATCTTAGGACCCTGCGCCAGGCGTGATGTACAGCGTAGCCGTGCCACCCGGACAGATCGCCGAGAACGTATCGGCCGGGCCCTTCGCGAATACCTGCACAGTGCCCGCAGGAAGCGGCAGATCGGCCGCCACAGCAGGCGACGCACCTTGACTCCATCGAATGAACGCGAGGCCCGTGCCGGCGTTATAGATGTAGAGTGCCGGCGCGCCCGAGCTCACCGATATCGACGACGAAGCCGCCGTGACGTTCATTGTTTGAGTCGTACCCATACCGTGCGGACAGAAATTGAATGATTGGACCTTCACCAGGCGTCTCCCTTAGAGCGCGACCTTCACGACGTTGCCGTTTGCGGTGTCGATCCAAAGCTCACCTGAGCCGGCGACGGGCTGAACTGTTGGCAACTGGGCCAGCACAGCCAAAAGCAGATTGATCGAAGTGCGTTGCGTTGTGCCGCTCGACGATGCGTAGATCGGCACTTGGTCTGACAGTTGCGGCGTCTGGTCGAAGCACAGGCTGTTGATCGTTGCCATGTCAGAACCCCGAAATGTTGTTATCGCCAGACCACAGTTCCATGTCCGGCGTCATGTGCGAGTCGGGACCAGCGTCGAGCTGCGGCGGACGCTGCGGATAGAACTGAACGCCGTCGGCCCACGGCTGGTTGCCCGAGCCGACCGGCATGTTGCTCGGCCGCTGATACTGCGGAATGGTCTTGCCCGCGTAGAGCATGTTGTCGCGCGCTAACTTGAGCTGCGCAACCGTGATCGATGACAGGTTTTTGCCAATGCTCGGCGCCGCGATGATCGCAGCGGACAGAATCACGAGATTGACCAGATGCATCGGAATGTCGACGACCGTTTCTAGGTTCGCCACGCCCGGCGCATCCGCATACGACCAGCCAGGCACACGCGCGCCCTTCGCTTCTAGTTCAGCCAGATACGCATCCAGACGGCCGGAGATGCGCTCCAGATCCTCTGGTTCCATGTCGTACACAGCAGAGGTCAGGCCGAGTTCGCCGAGCCCTTGGGTGACGAAGTAGGACTTCGGCGCTTTCACGACGGCTCGCCCAATTTGGCCTTCAGATCACGCGCAGCCTTCGTGCGTCCGTCGAGCTTCGCCTGCTCTTCGACGATCTGCGCCTGGAGCGCTGCGTTGTCCTTTTCCAGCTTCGCCAGTTCGACGGCATCGAGCGCTTCGGCCGCCGAGGCGAACCAGCCATCAGCGATTAGCTCGGCTTGCTCGCTCTCTTCAACGATCGTCTGCACGAGAACGCCCCACACGACTTCGCCCTCACCTGCGGATTCAAGCGGTTTGAACAGAGCAATCGACATGGGCGCACCGAATTAGTAAGGATTACTGCGTATTTTATCCCAAACGCGATAAATCTCCACGCGTTACGTGTTGGCCTTCACAATGTTGATCTTCACAGCCGGCGCGCCCTCTTTCCCGCTCAGCGTCGCGTCTATCTCCGTCGGGATCAGCTTCGAGTACAGTTGATAGAACTGCGTCGGGTTCTCCATCGCCCACGTCACAAGCGCGGATGTGCCGCCGAGATCGTCGAATGCCTGGCGGAACGCT